GTCTTTTTCTGACGTGAGGTATTAATAAGTTTTAGCATGTTACTTTACTCCTTCAATAAGATCATTCTTCATTGTGATTTCAGCAAAGAACTCTCTGCCGGGAAGACCTGTAACAAGGGGTCTATGTGCTGCCACAAACTTGCCAGTAGACATGTATTCAGGACCGAATAGAGATGTTTCTTTGTAAGACAAAGGTTTTCCAATATTCTCTTTCAGTTCTTTCTTCGACTTGTATCCAGTAAGTAACATCATTTGTCTTTCTCCTCAGTAAGAATTGAATCTGTTCAGTAGCGAACGGTGGGCATTCTGGCCCGGCGGGGCGAACTTGTCAATTCAAAACTTGTAGGGTGCGGCGGTTTGTCGCAGCGCACTGAGCTAGGAGAATGTTTATCTAATTAAAGACATATCTATTTCTTTTCAAATGAAAATATTAGAATCGAAATTGTCTCATCATAAGAACGTATGGGGGATATTTGGGGGAATAGTGGGGGATTTATTAAAGAATAAAAACAAATTTCTCAAAAAGAAAATTGGATCATATGGGGGATTTCTGGGGGAATGTTGCATAAATACAACTGTCAAGCATTATTTTTCATTGTAATGTGTTGCAAAAATGTCACAGTCAAGAACTATTTTGCACCAATTCCAGCGTGTCGGCATCTAATCCACGCCTGACGCCATACCGTGCGTCGGTGTCTGATGCATGTATGCGCTCACCTGTGCCTAATTCTGCGCGAACTGAATTTTTTTCTTGACGATCCGGGCCGATGTGCTATTGTGGTTGCAGTTGATCGGGCGGTCCGGTCAACGATCATAAAGAGAAAGGCACTAACATGTTAAAATTTGATAAGAAGACCGGCGATATCGTCATCCGCATTCGTGCAAACGATCTCGCTGCGCTGCCGGATTCCAAGTCTGGCAAGACTAAGGTCGTCGCTAGCACTAACGGATTCGTAATGTCCACCGTGGACGGCGCGCCCGAACTGGGAACGGTCAAGATCAATATGAATGTTGTCAAGTAAAAAGTAGGGCTGGGGTTGGGATCAGTTGATCCTGACCCCTTCCGCCGCTGCTGTTTTATTTTAGCGTGTCGGCATCTACTAATACTACTAACACTGTTGGTCGGTACACGGACATACGCATACCTGCTCTGCATTTTTATATTGCACTATTCTATATCTTTGTTACTATGTCTTTGGAACTTAACAACGACATGGAGAAAGACAAATGAACAAAGTAATTGACCAAGAAGTCTTGAACAAGAGGACTACTGATAAAATGGATCGAGATCAAGAGATAGCGAAGCTGACCATTGACGAGATGAATCAAGAGCAGTGGGATGCCTTCCGGGAACAGTGGATCGAAGGATGGACGCAAGCACTAGTAGAAGAGACTGATACCGACTACGACGTAGCTAACTGCAGAGCGTACATCGCGTTCGAGTACTACGTAGGTCAGGAAGGCTGGACCGGACGAGACGAGCGGATTCGCCGCGAACGCGTACGTGATAAGATTGTTTTCTAAACAGGGACGGGGAGGGGCAGCGATGCCCTTCCCTTTTCTGCTGTCTTAGGGGAGCGTGTCGGCATTAAATATAAGAATAACAAATAAAAAAAGAGAGAGGAGCCGAAGCCCCTCCCCCTATCTTCAGTTTCTGCTGAGTAACAGAGCACCTGCCATTGAAGAGCATATGCCCATGATTGAAAGCATTGCTCCTACTCCATATCCAACATATCCCGGTAGATCAGTAGGGTCATATAGATGCATCCCACTCACAACAAGAAACACACCAACCAAAACCAGAAACACTCCGAATACTGCTTTCATCTTCTTTCTCCTTTGTTAAAGAGGACGGGAGCCGAAGCCCCCGCCCATCTACTCCTTAGTGGTCGTACACGGTGTAAGTACCATTCTTACCCTCTGTCTCGCAAGAGGTGGTGCTCACCTTCGTACCCTCAAAGACTGTCTGATTACGCTGACAGTTTAGCCAAAGCTTCCTAAGAAGCTCATAATTTCCAAAGTAAGTAACCTTAGAATAATCTAGCATCGTGAGAGTAACACGATACATTGGAGTAGGTTCCCAATAGTAGTAGAGCATCTTCTCATCCGTGAGATGAGGAACGGTGCAGTAGCGAACCTTGAGGATATCGATACGATTTTCCATGTCTTTCTCCTATGGAAAAATAATACACAATCTTGCTTTGTCTTTCACCGGGAGGATCGTGTTTGGCTCCGGGCTTGCGGTCTTTATCCGCTTGACAATTATTAGACTAACATCTTTACCGGATTTGTCCAGAAAAAAACGACAGGGGCGAAAGGTCAGACCGGGGGGGAAAAAAAAGGGGCCAATGTTTTTTTATAAAGTAATACCACCCACCCAAAATGACCAGCATTTCAAAATGGCCCCCTTGTTTTAAAATCAGGATACCTATATCGCACTCAAGCGTACATACTGTTGCATATCTGCCACAGTTGTGTAAATTTCAAAAATATGATATTCTAATCTTGTATTTGATTTGAAGCAGTTTAGATTAATATAGATTAATATTGAATCTAGTTTTATTTTTCTTATTATTTTTATAAACATATTCAACCTGAATCTATCTGAATCTAATATGTACATATGACTCAATCTCCTCCACATGTTCTGTACGGAAGACTATCTGATAAAGAATTAAAAGATAAGATTTGTCTTCTAGCGTCCCAACGCGCAACCAACTATGCAGGACGTGATCTAGCTGAAATGAGAAAAGAATATAAGAGAAGACAGAATGTACGTCTTGCTCAAAAAGAAGTTCGTGCTTATAATAAGAAGATAAAAGATAATTCTTTGTCTTCAAAGGAAAAGAAAATGCTCGAAAGGCCCGAAAAAGGACGCAAGTTTAAAAAGGGTGAGTTCATGGCGGGAATGTCACCGAAGCAGGAAAAGTTCTGTATGGAGTATCTTGCTACGGGTGACACGCTTACGGCTTACAAAGCTGCAGGTTATGCTCTTGCAGATACTGATACAGAAAACAGACAGAGAGCTTCTCGTGTGTTTGCACAGGAAAAGATTAAGCAGCGTATTAATGATTTAAGAGATGAAGCTATTGATCGTATGGCTTGGTCGGCTGATCATGTTCTGCATCGATTGGATGAAGTGTATCAACATGCACTAGACAATGGTGACTATACGAATGCGAATAGAAGTATAGAAGCAGTTGCAAAACATCTTGGTATGTTTGTGGATCGTACTGAAAGTAAAATTAAAATGTCTTCCTTTTCGAATGACACAGACAAAGATGCAGTTGAAAAGGATATAGCAAAATTAGCAGAGATAGCTGGATTAAAAGTTATATCAGGTGGAAAAAAAGAGTAGGCTCATCTGATATGAACGTAGAAGAGTTTAAAGAATTTATAAAGATAAATCCTCTTGATGAGGAGAATCCTTATAACACAAGTTTTTTTTCAGGAAGGTTAGAGTATTCTCCGGGTGAGCACTCTGTAGGAACATTCGGATATAGACAGGCTATGGATCGTATTCAATATATGATTGAGATTTGGCATAGTCAGATTTGCAGTCATCCTTCGTTTAAAAATCCTGATCCTGATATGAATGAAATAAGAGACAAAGCTGCTCACACAGCAGTAAGTTTGTTTGACCTGTTTAATACTCTTTACGAAAAAGAATTGCTTCAACGCTCTAATAATAAAGTACAGTAATGTCTATTGCAGAAGCATCTGCTGATCAGATTCAAGCAAGAGATGCAATGTTTGAGCTTGTCGTAGGCAATGCTCGTAATGACTTTCTTACTTTTGTTCGGCTTGTTGCACCACAGTTAATAGCTGACTTTAAAATGGGTCGCCACATTGAAGTAATCTGTAAAAAGCTTCAACAGGTAGAAGAAGGGTCAGTTAAAAGATTGATGGTGTTTCTACCGCCGCGTTCCAGTAAGTCTGTTATTTGTTCTAAGCTTTTTCCTGCATGGTACATAGGCAGACATTCTAGTCATGAAATCCTTTCAGTCTCTCATTCTGACCAGCTTGCTAGTGATTTTGGCCGTTCTGTTCGAGATGTTGTTAATTCTGAAATATTTAAACTAATCTTTCCAGAGGTTACGCTACGCTCTGATGTACGTGCTGCAGGTAAGTGGCAGACAAATCAGAACGGTGTGTATGTAGCAGCGGGTGTAAGAACACAGATTGCTGGACGTGGCGCACACGTTGCACTTCTTGATGATGTTATGTCGGAAGAAGATGCATTTAGTGAGGCAGGTCGTAGGTATATTAAGGAGTGGTATCCTGCAGGTCTACGTACTCGCTTGATGCCCAATGGTGCTGTAGTTATTATTAACACTCGTTATCATGAAGATGATATATGTGGTTGGCTATTAGCTGCAGAACAAAAAGCAGATACTGATAGTAATATTGATCCGTGGGAAGTTATCAAGATACCAGCATGGTTGGACGAAACTGCAGCACAGATTTTGAATCTTCCAGTAGGCTCATCTTACTTTCCAGAGTGGAAACCTGATAACATATTAAAAGCAGATGAAGCAGAAATAAAAAGACATAATGGTTCTCGTTATTGGGAATCATTGTACATGCAGAATCCAGTTCCGGCTGAAGGCGGAATCATGAAGCGTGAATGGTTTCGCAGTTGGAATGAAGAGTCACCTCCACACTGTGACTTTATTGTTCAAACTTTTGACACAGCCTTTTCTACAAAGACAACGGCTGACTACTCTGTGATGCAGACATGGGGAATATTTGAAACACTGGAGACAGACAGTCGTGGTGTAGAGATGTGGGTTCCACATATTATTCTTCTTGGTAATGTACGAGATAGATTTGAGTATCCAGAGCTACGTGCTCGTGCTCAAGATGAATATGATAAACATCAGCCAGATGTTATCATGATAGAAAAGAAAGCTAGTGGTCAATCTCTGATACAGGATTTACGCAGAGCAGGTCTTCCTGTTTTGGAATATACACCAGACCGTGATAAAGTAAGTAGAGCAAATGCGATAACTCCTTTTCTTGAGGCAGGTCGCGTTTGGCTACCACTTATGAAAAGCTGGTCTATGACTTTACTAGAAGAAGCTTCCAGTTTTCCACACAGCCGCCACGATGATCAGGTTGATGCGATGGTAATGGCTGTGCTATATATGAGGGATAGTTGGAAAGTAGAACATCCAAATGATCCTGACTTCGAAGAAGATGAAGATATATATCGATCTCCAAAAAGAGGATATTGGAGTTTTGCGAGTTCTAACTAATTTACATAAGGAAATATATTATGGCTGATAAAATGAAAATGGCTGGTAAAGGCTTATCTACTGGCGCAAAAAGACCAAGAAGCTCTAGAGGTCTGACCGATATGGCTAATAAAGAAAGGAAACGAAGAACCCAGCGAGCAAAAAATATATATGGCGATAAGGGGATGTCTGGTTATGATATGCAAGAACAAATTAAAAAGGAAGCTCTTGCACAAAATATTATAGATGATGATTTAATTATGCAGTATGGTGAGGATGCAGCCAAAGCCAGAACTTTTATGACGCCTGAGAAAAAAACAGAAAACCTTAGTGGAGGCGGTAAAGTACGTGGTGTAGGAGTAGCACAACGTGGTTTTGGTAAAGCTCCTTACAGCGATAAATTAATTTAAATAAAGGAAATATATTATGGCTGATATGCGAGAAATGTTTAGCTCCGGTAATGCTATGACTTCTGAAGAAGAGCGTCGGTTTATGGAGCGTGAGGCTAAAGAACGCAATGAAATGCTTCAGCTTGAGCGTAACCTTAAAAATCTCAACAAAGCTAAAAAGCTTGGCGCTGCTGTTGGTAAGAGTGAAACACTTCCTCCTATCAAAGGTAAAAAGAAAAAAGAAGATTCCGATGATATCGGCATGGCTTACGGTGGCGCTGCTAAACGTATGAAGATGCAGTATGCCGGTGGCGGTTCTGTTATGAATTACAAAGAAGGCGGTGCAATGTGTGGCCGTCCTACAGGACAGGGCTACGGTAAAGCTCGTAAAGGATAATAATTATGGGTCTTAAAAAAACAGATTTTATGGGAGCAATTCCAGCGATTGCAGGTAGACTTCCCGATGATATGAAAGGCTTTGCTATAGGAATGCTTCCCGGCATGATCTATAAAGGAATGCAAGGCGACAAAGATAAAGAAAAAGAAATAGCAGAATTAGAAAAAGAACTTGATGCTATGTCAAAAAATACGGGAACTGCTGGTGCTCGTATGGCTGCAGGTGGTAAAGTTCCTATGGGCTACGGTAAAGCTCGTTATAGTAAAAAGTAGAAAGAAATAAAATGGCTGTAGAACGCAATCCATTTGAAGTTCTTCCCGGTGGCCTAGATGATAGTATTAGCGATGATGGCGCTGATCTTGAAATAGACATTGAGATAGAAGACGGTGAGCTAGAAGGCATAGAGTTAAGTGAGGATATGGCCGCACTTGCTCTTGTTGAAGAAGATCACTATGCCAACCTTGCAGAATATCTTGATGATGATGATCTGAAAGAAATTGGTAGTATGGTTTGCGAACAGTTTGAAGCAGATCGTGATTCTCGTGCAGAGTGGGAAAGTACTTTTGAACGTGGATTCGATCTGCTTGGTTTGAAACTGCAGGAAACTACTGAACCTTTTGAAGGCGCTTGCACTGCAGTTTCTCCGCTGATTATTGAGTCAGCAATCAAGTTTCAAAGTAAAGCATCTATTGAACTGTTTCCTTCGGGTGGCCCAGTACGAACACAGATAGTTGGCTCTGCTGATCCTGAAAAGGAAGCACAGGCAACTCGTGTACAACAGTTCATGAACTACCAGCTTACGGATCAGATCAGCGAGTACTTCGATGAATTTGAACGTATGTTGTTTCACCTACCGCTTGTAGGCTCTGCATTTAAAAAGATTTACTACGATCCAAGCATAGAACGTCCATGTTCTGAGTTTGTTCCCGTAGACCAGTTTTACGTGTCTTATCATGCTCCCGATTTGAAAAGGGCAGATCGTTACACACATGTAATTTATAGATCACCCAACGAACTGCGAAAAGAAATTTCGGTGGGCATGTATCGAGACATTGATCTTCCTCAAGCTTCGGCACCTGATCCGTCTATGCTTGGTCAGAAGATCGACTCACTGATGGGTCTTGCACCTTCTCAAGATTATGATCAGCAGTATGTTGTTCTTGAACAGCATTGCTATCTTGATCTTCCAGAACCGTTTAACGATCCTGATGGCGTAGCGTATCCTTATATCGTCACTGTAGAAGAGAGTAGCGGACAAGTTCTAGCTATACGACGTAATTTTAATAAAGATGATGTAAGGCGCGAACGTGAAATTTATTTCGCGCACTACAAGTTTGTTCCGGGTTTTGGATTTTATGGCCTTGGCCTTATTCATCTACTGGGCAATCTTACAATGTCTGCAACGGCTGCGCTTCGTAGTCTTGTAGATGCGGGTCAGTTCTCTAATCTTCCCGGTGGATTCAAGGCTCGTGGCGTTCGTATTGTAGGCGGCAACGATCCTATTTCTCCCGGTGAGTTTCGTGAAGTCGAAGCTACAGGCATGGACTTACAAAAGTCTATTGTGCCTTTGCCTTACAAAGAACCATCTCAGGTTCTCTTTCAGATGTTGGGATTTCTTACATCTTCAGGTCAAAAGTTTGCAGACACAACTGATCAGATTGTTGCTGATGCCACGAACTACGGTCCAGTAGGAACTACTATGGCGCTGCTAGAGGCAGGTGCCAAGTTCTTTAGTGCTGTACACAAAAGGCTACATCATAGCCAGCGTGAAGAGTTTAGTATTCTTTCACGTTTAAACTTTGAGTTCTTGCCTGATGTATACCCATATCAAATTCCTAATATTGATTCCAGTATTTTTAAGTCTGATTTTGATGGCAGGGTTGATGTTATTCCTGTTTCTGATCCTAACATTCCCTCCGCTGCTCATCGTTTGGCTATGGCACAGATGGTGCTTCAGTTGTCAAGCCAAGCGCCGTCAGGAATGTACGACTTACGACAGGTGCATTTAGGTATTCTATCTGCTTCAAATATTCAAAATCCAGAGCGGTACATGCCAGCCCCGGTACAACCGCAGCCAACTGATCCTATTACGGACATTCAGGCTGCATCTCAGGGCAAACCTATTAAAGCATTTCCAGAACAGGATCATGCATCTCACATTGCAGTAAAGTCTTCTTTTATTCAAGACCCAACACTCGGTCAGAATCCGATGATGCAGACTGTTGTTCCTGTATTACAAGCTAACATTCGTGAGCATATGGTTCTTCAATATGCAGAACAAATGGGTGGTCTTGTTAATATGGGTGCAGAACAACTTCAGCAGACTAACACTGAGATTACTCCTGAGATTATGGGTGAGCTTACTACTGCAGCGGCTCAACAGGTTCTACAGGCTAATCAAGGCGGTGCTAATAGTGTTCAAAACCTTGAACAGCAGAGCATTGAACTTGAGCGTATGTCTTTGGATATCAAGCGCGAAGGTATGCAGATTGAAGCTACAAAAGACGCAGCAGAACTTTCTATTAAAAATCGTGAGCTTGCTATTAAGCAGAAGGAAGTTGAGCTACGTGCTGCTTCTAAAATCAGTGATAAAGAAGATAGAGAAGTTGATCGTCGTATTCGTGCTCTCAAAGATGCTGGCAATATGCAGATAAAGAAAGAATCCAGTATTAGAGATCAAGAAACAAAACTAGCTATTGAAGCTGTTCGTGCGATGCTTAAAGAACGTGAGATGTTTATAAAAGAGCGTGAAGCAGAAACTCGAAACATGGCTCAAGGTGGCGCAGTAGATGACTACTCGCAGGGTGTTCGTGAAATCGATACTCTTCTAGGAAGACTGACCCTTGATACTTCTGAAGAAGCAATGGCTACTTACGAAGAAGGTATGGACTATAGTTCTCCGATTAATATTCCAAGAGCGGATCGTTATCCGGCGGGAGACAGAATTAGAGAGATTGCAGAGCAAACTGGAATACCTGTTACTTCGGTTTTACAAGAGGTACGCAATCAACAGGAAGATAAAGCTGTAGG